CAGAACATCTTCATCGCAGAGATGCAAAGACTACAGCAGAACGTGCGCGTGGTCTGGTCCAAGGAAGACGTGGACGATCTTATCAAGGAGATGACGGAATGAGTTACGAAGAACAGCGAGCAATTTTAATTCAGTACCTGCAAGTGATGATCGCACGGTGCGACTGGCACGGCGTCGCGGACGTGGCGATGGACCTGCGCGAGATGGAAGCCGAACAGCGCGGTGCGAAATGAGCAAGCACACACCGGGGCCGTGGCAGGTTGTTGGTTCCAATGTATACGGCAACAACTTGCGTGCCCTTCTTCCAATGAATGCGGCAGACGCCCGCCTGATCGCAGCCGCGCCGGATCTGTTGGAGGCGCTGGAGGACTTGCTCGGTTGGCAGACGCTGGCGCCGGATGACGTAGTGGCCGCAGCCCGCGCCGCCACTGCAAAAGCACGAGGTGAAGCATGACCGAGACCTTCTTCATCGGCTGGGCCGTGGGCATCCTGCTTGGCTATGTGATCTGGGCACCGGAGACGCGGTTCAAACGGAACTTTGTTGACGGTCTGACGTTGCGGTTTTTGTGGAGACGGAAATGAGCATCGAAGCAATGAAACAGGCGCTGGAGGTGCTGGAGCAAATCAATCAACTCAGCGTCGGCGAGAACGCTATCGCTCTGCCGGGAGAGATCGACGGAGCAATGGACAATCTCCGCGCTGCCATCGAGCAGCCGCGCCAATGGGTCGAACTGACGGACGACGAAGCGCGTGCGCTGGTTAATCGAGCGACGTTCGGCGATAGAACCAACTGGCAAGCGTTGGTTTACATGGTCGATGCAAAGCTAAAGGAAAAGAATCATGGCTAAGCCCATGACCCGTGCCGAGTGGGAGAACTGGGTTGAGAGGACGTGGGAGGCGGCTATAAAAGCGGCACAAGAACCAAAGGAATGGATCGGGCTGACAGAGGAGGAAACGCAAGCCCTTTACGACCGTTACGCCGTCTATCAAGAGTACGGCGCAGAGGACAGCGGATGGTTTGATTTTGCCCGCGCTATCGAAGCCAAGTTGAAAGAAAAAAATGCGGCTTAGACCCTACCAAGACGAGGCTGCAGACTTCCTGTTTGCCAACGACCGCGCGATGATCCTGGCGTGGGTCGGCGCAGGCAAGACCGCGGCCGCGCTTACGGCCATGAAAGCGATGCTGGACGAGTGCCACGCTCGGCGCTTTCTTGTGCTCGCGCCGCTGCGGGTCGCGCAGTCGGTCTGGCCGGCAGAAGCCGCGCTCTGGGCGCCAGGTCTTGAGATCGCGGTTGCCGTCGGCTCGCCCGCCCAACGGGCGCGAGCGCTCGCGTCCGCTGCGCCAGTAGTCGTCACCAACTACGACAACCTGCTGTGGCTGTCGGAACAGAAGCTCGACTTTGATGCGGTTGTGTTCGACGAGCTGACGCGGCTCAAGAACCCGTCAGGCAAACGGTTCAAGGCGTTGCACAAGGTCATTGAGCCCATGCAGATCCGGTGGGGGCTGACCGGCAGCTTCACGTCCAACGGCCTCGAAGACGTGTTCGGTCAGTGCAAGATCGTCGACCAGCAGATGCTGGGCCGCAGCAAGGGCGCCTTCTTGCAGCAATACTTTCACTGCGTCAACCGCGACTTCGGCGATTACGTGCCGCTACCAGGCGCGCTTAGCGCGGTCATGCAGCGCATCCGCCCGTGGACGTACGTGCTGGAGTCGCACGAGTACCGCGACACCCTGCCGCCGCTTCACACGCTACCGATCAAGCTCCAGATGCCGATGGAGCCCTACAAGACGCTTAAACGCGAGATGGCGCTCATCTACCCCAACGCCGAGGTCATCGCCGCCAACGCCGCGGCGGTGACGTCCAAGCTCCAGCAGATGAGCGCTGGGTTTGTCTACGACACGGCCCGACAAACCGTCTGGCTGTCAGATCACAAGCTTGATGCGGTCGCGGACCTGCACGCCGAGAACCAGCGTGCGCCTATGCTCGTCTGGTATCAGTTCAAGGCAGAGCTGGCCGGGCTACAGGCGCGCTTCCCGCGCTTGCAGACGCTCATTAACGACGACTCGATCGCGCGGTGGAACGCGGGGCAGATCGAGATGCTGGCGGTCCATCCTGCGTCTGCCGGGCATGGGCTCAACCTGCAAGGGCAATCGCGCATGGTGTGGATGTCGCTCCCGTGGTCGCTGGAGCTCTACGAGCAGGCGGTCGGTCGGCTGCACCGAGGCGGCCAGCGCCATGACGTGCTGAACTACGTGCTCACGACCGATGGCACGGTGGATGAAACGATCTGGAAGGCTTTACATGAGAAACGAGAGGTATCTGATATGGCACTAGAGGCGCTCAAATGAACCGATGGACTGAACAACTAAAGGCCGCTCGGGCCGAGGCGCGCATACGGCAGCGGGAGTTTAACGCCGCCCAGCGCGCGCTCAACCGGGTGCTTGCGGAGATTGCAAAACTGGAGAAGCGATGTGAACTGGCGCGAACTGCAACGAAGGCTTAATCAACTAACGGAGAGCGAACTATGGCAACTGATCGAAGCGGAACTGGCAGGCAAGAAGCGCGTATCTTTGATCGAGCGGATGCACATGCGGGCGGCAGCATTACGCACTACCCGGGAGCGCCTGGATCTCTTGAAACGTGCGACGCGATCTACGCCGTAGGCGTGGCGACTGACGTGCAGAAGACGTGGCGCCGGTACGGTTGGGTGCCACCGTCGGAACTTCCCGAGTACCATGACAAGTGGGCACGCGCCCAACAACCCACACGCATATCGGAGGTCGGACGTGGTTGATTACAGCGAAGGCTATCTGAACTTGAAGCAGATCGTGGACGAGATTTGGGAGGCAATGATGGCTAACGATCCCACTCGCGCACGTGACCTGTGCGCAGCGGTCGTCGTCGAGGCGCGGATGCTGCGCCATCAAATTGGAATCCAGCATGACAGCAGCAACCAAAGTTGAACAGTTTCTGCGCAGTCGCAAGACGCCCGTGACGTCAAAGCAGATTCAGAACTACTTTCTCTACAGCCGCACAACCATCAACAAGGCACTCAATGATCTCGAACAAGCAGGCAAAATCGCGCGCACCCAACAGCGCACCTGGCACATCTGTCGCATGGCCGTTCCCCCGCCAGCCGCTCCCGCACCAGCCCAACAGCGTGCCACCTACGACCGACCGATGCTCAACTCGTACCCGCACGCACGCGGATATGATGACTGAAGTAGGAGAAGCTAAATGGTAGACATGGTGAACCACCCGCCGCACTACACACGCGGCGGCGTGGAGTGCATCGACGCGCTCGCGTCAGCGACCGCCGGGCTGGAAGGGCTTGATGCGGTTTGCACCGCCAACGCCATCAAATACCTGTGGCGCTGGAAACAGAAAAACGGCGTTGAAGACTTGCGGAAGGCTCAGTGGTATATCAACAAGCTCATTGAGACATCTGTAGTGCCGCAGCCCGACCTTCTTCGACGCGCCGCGCCCACCCCCGGCCAAACGTGGGCCAAGTGGGCAGCGTCTGAAGATAGACAAGACGATTGTCTTGGAACTTGTTGATGACATCCGACGCCGTCATGGCAGCGACGGCCTTCAGCGTCATGGGGCCGATCGCGCCGTCCGGCGTTGCACCGATTGCTTCTTGCAAGAGCTTGGCCGCGCGGCCAGGGCCTGAGTTGATGGCGGTATCGAAGACCACGTAGTCGACGCCCGCCGGCAGCTCATCGCCCTTGACCTTATCCCAATACTTGTCCTTGTAGAGCGGCGCCACGTCGCTGGGCTGGAGATCGCGCATGTCCTGCTCGGTCACGGGGCGACCGCACCACTTTTCCCACGTCGCCTTGGTGCAGCCTAAGTTGGTGATGCCGCCTGGGTCATCCTTGTGGTGAACATAACCGCCCTCGTGATGCAGTACAGCCGCCAGCGCCCGCTCCCAGTTCTCTTTCATTTCTTGCTCTCGATCGTCTCTTGCTTAGCCTTGCTGCCGGCGCTGCTGCCAAAGAAAAAGTTGAGGATTGTGGCCACTACGGTCGCCAAGATGAAGCCCAGCACCGTGTCAGCAAAGCGCACGTTGTCGGTAGGGATCGACACCATCGTGATCATAAAGATGTAGCTTGCTGCAACCAAGGACCAGAAGGTCGCCAGCACGTAGACAAACGATCGGCTGATGCCGTTGCCGTTGATGAGCGCCGCGATCTGCATCGCGCGGGCGTCTGCCGTGTTCTTGTTCGCCTGCTCGACCATGAATTCTTCATGCTGCATCGCGCGTTCGCGCAGGCGCGTGATGTCCTCGGCGTTCATGTCGGGCTTGAGTTCTACGCCTGTCTTCTCTTGAACGTAGTCAAGTCCCTTGTCCACGACCGCTTGCGCGACCTTGGGCAGATTGTTCTGGATGAGGGTAGATACGATACCAGCGACGATGGGTAGCATCAGTGACTAACCTCCGCAAGAGCCAACATCAGAACGGCCATGAGCAAAACGATGATGCCAAAGATGTAGTTCATTTCGGCCACCTGTCGACGATGAACATGACGATGTGAAAAAGAATCAGCGCGCCTGTGGCCACGACGACGGCGATCAAACCCGCGTCACTTGCGTTCTTGATGAACTTCTTGCGCCGCCTGATCTGTTCGTAAATCATTTTCTCGCGCTGCTCTTTGATGCGCCGCCGCATTTGGATGAACTCGACGTAGCCGTCGCGGCCAAGGTGCTGGAGCGGCCCATAATGGAACCAGTGGTACAGCGTCTTTTCCATCTCCTTGATCTTGACCTGGGCGGCGTAGGCGTC